CAGTTCATGCGCGAATTGGGCATTGATGTGAACATCTGGATTGATGATAAACCAGAAACCATCCTGTTCGATTATGAGCCGAGCAGTGGCATCTATGATATCAATCCGAGGAATGTTGAATAATGAAAGAGCACTGGTTAATGCGGTCATACGGTAAACGCCGTTGGACCATCAGCGGTCATGACTCGGTCGAAGAGGCGAAAGAAGCTGCACGCAAGTACATTGCATCTGGTCACGTCTTCTCTGACGGAACTCGGCTGTACGTTGAATCAAACGTGCATATCGGTTTCGTCTACGGCAATTCGATTACTGAAGAGTACAGGTCGATCCTATGAACGGTCTTGAAGCGTACAAGACCTTTCTTGGTATGGGTTTACACTATCGCGGCAACATTGATGGTTGGAAATACAACTTCAGCGGTAAGTGTAAGCCCGAGACGTTTGCAACTAAAAATCGTCTCGTGTACCAGTATGCAAAGATTGAGCGCGATCATCCAACTAAGCTCGACCAGATCAAGTTTTTCTATCCAGCGTTCAAGTCTGGTTATGTGAAACCTGATGCAATCGGCATGATGCATGGTTGTCATACGAGGTTCTCGAAAGAGTTCGGTTATGGATTGGTTTCGCGACATAAGGATTGGATTCAAGGATTGATGAGGGAGCATATCCTTCTCAATTTCTTTGAACTGTTTGCATGTGGCGAGATGCTACCGAAGTTCTATCAGTTGTACGCTGAGAAGCATATGACACACGACCAAGCTGTCGTCTTGTGCCTGTGTGTTCCAGAGCTACTAAATACGGTAGTGTCAAATGAGCCAATAGTCTTTGAGGCATGGAAAGTTAAATTAGAGTTTGACATGAAGTTCATGCAACTTTATATTAACGGTCCACTTCTGAGACAGCTTAAGGACGCTACAGTAGAAGCATTCAAACAGTAACTAAATCAAGTAACAAAACTTCTTAAAGGTGATTCAAAAATGGTAGATTTCGCAAAACTTCGCAGTAACCGTGGTTCCACTCTGTCGAAACTGACTGAGAAACTGGAAACTCTGAACAAAGGTTCAGCATCTCAAAAAGATGAGCGCCTGTATAAACCTGGCTTCGATAAGAAAGAAGGCAAGGGCTACGCTGTTGGTCGTTTCATTCCTGCAAAAGAAGGCGAGCATTTTGTTCGCGTGTTCAGTCACGCATTCAAAGGCAAGGATGGCTGGTACATCGAGAACAGTCGTTCGACCATCGATCAAGAAGACCCAGTCGGTATCTCCAATACTCTGTACTGGAAGAAAGGTGAGAACGAAGGCAATGAGTCGTTCAAGAACATCGCTCGCAGTCGCAAGCGTAACACCAAGTACTTCGCAAACTTCTACGTGATCAAAGACACTGTCAATCCAGATTGGAATGGCAAGCTCGGTATCTACGAGTTCGGCGGCCAGATCTTCAAGAAAATTGAAGCAGCAGCCAAGCCTGAGTTCGAAGACGATCAACCGATGGACCCGTTTGACCTGTGGACTGGTGCGGACTTCAAGATCAAGATCGTCGGTAAAGAGATTCCTGATCAACGCAGCGGTGGCAAGACTGTAGTTCCTAACTACGAAAACAGCGAGTTCGACCGTGTGTCTGAACTGTTCGAAGGTGACGACGCCAAGAAAGAAGAGCTGTTCGGTAAGACCTATGATCTGTCCGAGTTCCTGAAAGTCAAGACTTTCGACGAACTGGCCGCTCGCTTCAAGAAAGTGACTGGTGAAGCACACAACAAACTGGAATCGGGTGACCCTGCTGAATCGGTAGCCCAGCGTCTGGAAAAGTCGATGGAGCTTGATAACTCTGTTGACAGCGGTGATGAAGGTAAAGTCGATGAAGCTCCTGAACCACAATCGCAGTCCGCATCGTCTGATGCTGTAGAAGGCGAAAGCGTTCTGGAGATGTTCAAGCGTATGGCCGAACAAGCCTAAGCGTTAAAGCGACACGACAAGGACCCGAAAGGGTCCTTTTCCATAAGTGAGGAATCAATATGATCAAACATCTCCTAAGCAGACATTACGATCCGTCGCGCTACATGCACCAGTGCATCGATCATGACCAACGTATTCTGACAGTGCTACTTCATAACCTTTCGGGTCAATACGTCGGCTTTCAACAGTATCGACCAGACATCAAAGAGAAGCGCCACAACGACCCTAGGGAATCTCGGTACTTCACGTATGCACCACGCGACACGACCGCCGTATGGGGCCTTGAGAGCTACGACAGAACGAAGTCTGATATCTACATCGTCGAAGGGATCTTCAAAGCTGCGACACTGCACAGCGTGGGGCTGAATGCGCTTGCTGTCTTGACAGCGACCCCGACAAAGATGGAGCAAATGTTCTGGTTGATGTCAAAGACGCACAACGTCATTGCGATTGGTGATAATGACAAAGCAGGGGCGCAGCTTGTCAAGCTCGTAGGTCGAGGTTTCCAAAGTGATGATCTTGATGAAATGACGCTTGACATGGTAGCTGACCTGATCCATAATCATCACATCGAAGCATAACAGACGGAGTCAAGATCATGCGCCAGGCACTCACAGCAGCTCAGTTAAAGAAATTCATGGAAGGTTACAACGCAAAGGTAGCCGCTGTGACTTCTGGTACAAGCGACAAAGGCGGCTCGCCATATCGCAGTGCTACTTGGGCTTCGCTAGGTTATGAATACGCCCGCAGTGAAGTCGTGCGTCAACAGTGTGCAGGTCAGCACGTTGTCCTGAAAGTGATCGACGCCACTGAAGCACAAGCGATGTGGATGAAAGGTTGACATGATGGTAAGATGAGTCCATAATGAACTCATCGAAGCAAACAACGTGAAGAAGGATTACATCATGGAACTCACATCTACCCAATGGCGTCAAGTTCGGTACCTGATGGACGATTACAACTTCACCAGCGAGCAAGCTATTGAACTACTTGAAGACCATGATTGGGACTATGGCGCGGCTGATCGTGCAATGAAAGAATCGCGCCCTGACATTTAATCACAAGACAAAACAAAGGGCCTTGATCGGCCCTTTTTGTTATTTCAGCACATTCAGTGCCGCGTTGTAGAACTCGACACGTTCAGCAAGTCCATTGACACCACCGTTGATACGTCGGGTGATTGTCTCGAACGCCGACATGTCTGCAAAGTCGTTCAGTCTACGAATGTTCCAGAACCACGCAGCAGACAGTGCAGCGTATTTAGGTTGTTCCAACAGCTCAGGCACGTCAAGCAATCGCCCATCACCAAACATCCCTTTACTGCATGCAAGGTAGTTATCGCGACCAGTGATCTGGATCAGACCGCGACCGCGATACTTCTGACCATCCCCATCAGCTTCAGGTGTATTACCCAAACGCTTGGCAAGATCGCCTGTGTCATACTTCGACAGGTATGCATTGCTACCGAGTTCTTTCAACCAAACAAACTGACCCGACTCATGACCAACCTGCGCAATGAACGCGGCAATCCTCAGGCGCGTGTTGATCTGATATTTGTCCATCGCGTCATTCAGCGCAGGCAACATGACATCAGCCATCTTGCCCGACTTTGGTAGAATCGCAAGCAGTTGTTCTTTAGTAATAGGCATTGCAGTTAGTCCTTATAGCTTGATGCACCAAATGCACGCACGCCTGCATAGAAGATAGCAGCGCGCCACTTGGCAACACCTTCAGCGAGTAATGCACGGTAGAACACAGCGTCACAACGAGCGCGTGTGAGTTTACCGTTGCGGTAGAGGTAATCGTGTACAGTGCTTGCGTAATTACCGTATCCTGCAAGCAATGCGTAGAGTGGCATTGTGATGAGGTTATTCAGCTTGCGAATACTGGCAAAGTCAGTGACAAAGCCTTCGGGTACAGTAAGCGTACCTTCTTCCTCATCCTGATAGACAAGTTTCGCAATCAGCTGGTGTACATCATCGTCGATTTGTTCGGTTCTCAAACGAGTTACATACTTGCCCATAGCTATTCTCCTAGTGGTATCATTTCTTCAACTTGTAGGCGTCAGCATTCGAACCTTTCTGGAATCGTGCAAGCGGTAAGAACAAAGCCATTTCCCAAGACTGCGAGGGAACTTCGACAAACACCGATTTGACATGGTCCATACGGTAGGAGTGAAGGCAATGTTTAAACATGTCGGCTTCGCTCAGGTTCTTCAGAAGTTCCCATTCAAGTGCCAACTTAGTGTGCTTACGATAACGACTCTCGGTGCGCAGCTTCAATAGGGCAGCAAACGCGATCATCCGCATCTTTGGCGAGAGATAGTGCATGTTCAACCCTATGACAATCTCCATCCCGTCTTTCGCTTTATACGAGCTTATAGGGAACATCATAGGGTAACGATCCCAGATAGGCAGAGTCGCCTTGTGCTTGGCATCGTACTCGAAGAAATACATACGACCAGGGATCAGCTTCTTAGCCCACAAACTGCGATCTCGAAACATCGCGCCTGTACCGAGCTTGTTGTAAGACTTACCAACGTAGTTACGGAACCAGTCAAGCGATGCGGCAATGTTACGCTTCATCGAATTCGGGTTGTTTCGGTAGTACGCTTTCTCCAGATTCTTTAGGATCTCAAGGTCCGTGCCCGTCGAGTTCTTGACTGGTTCGTCTTTTGGTTGCGCGGCCATAAATTATGGAGTCCTAGCTAAATAACAGATGTGTATATTCTCTTGTATTTATAGGACAAAACCACGTTATGGCTTCTTTTAAAGAACATACAGCAAACATCATGCAAAATGGCCTGGCGCGAACTAACCGATTCCAGGTGTTGATCCCTACACCTATGATGCGCAATGCCGCCGCCGTTGATGAGTCGTCTGATGAATTCATAGGCCCTAGACCACCAGTCTCAAAACTCAAGTCGCTGTTTGGCGAAGCGGTTAAGGTGATTCGAATCTTCACCGGCGGTGGTTCGTCTGAATATACCCGCGGTCTTGATTTGATGTGTTCGCAAACTGAACTTCCAGGCAAGACGATCAATACGTCAGAGACCAAGTATAACGGTGACGTGCACAAGATTGGTCAATCGCTGATGTACGGTAACCAGCAGTTCACTTTCCATGTATCACAAGACATGTATGAAAAGACCATCATTGATCAGTGGATGAACATTGTTGTTGATCCTGAGACGCATGAGGTCAGCTACATGAATGACTATGCGGTTACAATCAACGTGTTTCAGCTTGATCAGAATGACAAGATTGTCCATGCCGTAGCGCTGATCGACGCATTCCCTGTGATGATGAACCCACTCACACTGTCAAACAGCGAACATAACAACGTGCATGAATTGATGGTTCAATTCGCCTATCGCCGTTGGATCAACCTCGATTTGTCAGCAGACCCTAACAACAATATGGACAGCTTGCTTGATACACCACTTGGTCCGTACCTTGCACCGATCTTATCTAACCCTGTAGTGCAGCGTGGTCTTGAATACGTCAAGAACACAACGGGTCTTGATCTACAAGGTGAAGCACTGAACATATATAAGCAAGTAGACGATATCGTCAAGAATACAACCGGTGATTCGATCAACAAGTCTGTTGGTCTGATGAACACAATCAAAGCCTCACTCGATGTCAACGACAAAATCACGCAAGCCGATGCAGGCAAGTTGTTCGATTTCGTTGAGGGTGCGGTGAAGAAATTCAAACCTTAATCATTCATTCTAGGTGAAGACACACTATGGCACTTCCTAAGATTTCACACACGCTGTACACGCACAAGCTGGTAGGTCTGGGCAAGGAGATCAAGTTCCGCCCATTCACTAACCAAGAGCAAAAGACCTTACTATTGGCTAAAGATGCCAAAGGTACTGCCGATGAGAAAGAGGCAGTGGTCAATGCGATAGAACAGATTGTCAGCAACTGCACACTCGGTAAAGTTGATGGTTCATCTTTGTCGACGTTTGACATTGAAGACCTGTTCCTACGCATTCGTGCAAAGTCTGTGGGTGAAGTAATCAACGTACAGTACCGCTATGACTACCGTGATGCTGAAGATCGACCACAGAGCCGTTTTATCAAGGCATCAATCAACGTTGACGACATCAAAGTTGAGGTTAACCCTGAGCACAACAAGGTCATTATGGTGAGCGACAAGATCGGTATCACTATGCGGTATCCGACCTTTAAGATGCTCAAGGATATCAAAACCGAAGACGACTTGCCACTTGAATGCATCGACACCATTTTCGATGAAAACGAGATTCATGACCGTAACTCGGTGAGTCGCGAAGAACTTGAAGCGTTCTATGCTGACATCGATACCGCAGGCTCGCTGAAGATCAAGAAATTCTTTGACACGATGCCTTCGCTCCAACATACCATCGAACTTGATGTCGGTGACGGTAAGATGGAAACTGTTACTTTCAAAGGGCTCAACGATTTTTTTATCTAATGATGACGCATGAAAGTTTGGAATCGTATTACACGAACAACTTTCATGTATTGTTCCATCGGGATATTGGTTTTGAAAACCACTTTACATTATCTGATCTCGATGGAATGTTACCGTGGGAACGCGAGATTTACATGATGCTCATGAATTCCAAAATGGAGGCCTACAAGAACGCCAAATAACCCGTCGTCCGTAGGTCTAGTAAATAGTTCTATACACGCCATAAACAGGAACCGTTTATCATGTCGTTTAAAGATATTCTACTAGACCTACGTTCGATGCGGCGCAGTAATGCACTCCGCAAAGAAGATGATCCAAACAAGGTTGCCAGCATCCTTGAAGACATTATCAAAGAATCGATCCATCTCCAAACTGGTGGTGACAAGAACTTTCAACGCAAGTCGATGGCCGAACTGAAACAGATTCGTCGCGACCTTGTGGCTGGGCAAATCAATGCTGGTGACCAGACAGGTAAAATGAGTGTTGTCTATAGCAGTGTGATTGATGCGCTGAGTAAAGCCGAGAATGAAGGGGCTAAGGGAATACAAGTCTACGAGAAGACCGCTGAGACCCTTCGCAAGTCGATCCCGTCTACTGACACCCTAGTCTCAGCCCTGATGACTGCAAACCCTCTGATGGGCTATGGAGTCAAGATGGTTCGAGATATGACACGCTCGGCTGCCGAGTCACGTCAACGCGCAAAGCTTGAAGCCGCAAAGAAGATTGCATTGCTTCGCGATCAAAAAGCGTTCTTGGACGAACAGTTCAAAGCCGCTGAGGAAGCCGCAAAAGCGACAGAAGATGCAGCTAAAGCAACCGAAGACGGTCAGAAGAAAAAGGACAAATCTGATAAGAAGCGTAAAGGTAGTAACCAATATACGCTTCAAAAGGAAATTCTTGAAAGTATTGATCGTGAAATTAAGACGTTGGTTGATATCTGGAGCGATGAACCTGTTAGTCGCATTGAAGATGCAATCAAAGAACTTTCAATGCAACAAGCCGAAGAGGCCGAGAAAACCCGCATTGCCAACGAGGAAGCCGCTGAGAAAGAACGTCGCAACGGTAAGCTTGATGATATGGGCGATGCTAATACAACAAGTGCACCTACCCCAGTTCCCGATCAACTTGATACACACGGTGTGCAGGACCCCGAACACAAAGAGGGCGGGGGCCTGATGTCGTCGATCATGGGCAGTATTGGTAAGATGTTTTTGACTGGTCTTGGTGGTCTGTTTGCAGCCGGTGGCGTGCTTGCTGCTGGTGGTATTCTTGCAACAATGATGAAACCAATTACAGGTATCATCAAGTTCTTCTTGGGTATCGGTAAAGTTGCGACGAAACTCGCAGGTAAGTTGCTGTTGCCGGTTACAGTGATCATGGCACTCTATGATTTCTTCGATGGTTTCTTCAATGCGAGTGAATACCTCAAGAAGAAAGACAGCGACATCAGCATGACCGAACGCATCTCAACAGGTATCGCCAATGTCATTGCGTCAATTGCAGGCATTTTCGACGATGTGTTGAACTTGTTTGGGATTGACATTATCGACACTGATGGGTTGACAAAGAAGATTTCAGACTTCTTTATGCACTTCCCTGAGATGGTCATGAAGATGATCGATGATGCCAAAACCTATGTGACTGACATGTACGCTGATGCTAGCAACACACTCAGCACAAAGGTCGATGACATCAAAAAGAGTATCGTCGAAGCTTACACGGGTGTGGTCGATAAGATCATGGGCATTTTCGATTCAATCACTACAACCTTTAAAACGGTTATTGAAACGATTGAAAAGAAATTCTCTGAATGGAAGCAGACGATCAGCAACATTCCAGGTATCGGTCCACT